TCTCTTTTTAAAGATTATAAGGAATTTATTAATCACGATGAAGCAAGATTTTGGATGAATTTAGCTAAAAAAGAATACTTTTTTAAACAAGATCGAGAAATAACATATAGCCCCTTAGTGTAATGTAATAAATGTCAGAAGTCCCAAAAAAAGAACAGGTAAAACAAAGTGTACCGTATTTCGGTGTGGCACAAGAAAAAGCGGTGGTTAAGTTTCTTAAAGAAAATGATCAATTAAAGAAATCTAAAATCTATAATGAACATTTAAAAGGTCCATTAAATACAATGATAGAAAGTATCATTAGAAGATATAAATTATATTCTAAAGATATGTCATTCGATGAATTACATTCAGATACACTATCATTTTTAATGACCAAATTCAATAAGTTTGACCCTAAAGAAAATAAAAAAGCCTATTCTTATTTTGGGACTATCGTTAAACATTATCTTTTAGGTAAGATAATTAAATACGAAAAAGATGTTAGACAATTTTCATCTTATGAAGATTTATATCAGAATATTGATGAAAATGAAAACTATAGTTATAGGATAGATAATGGTGGTGGTAATATAGAAGAATTTTTTAGAGAAATATCTAATAAAATTAGGGTTAGATTAGATAATGATAAAAAAATGAATGAAAATGAGGTTAAAGTAGGTGAGGCCTTATTGGAATTATTAAGTAATTGGGAATCTATATTAGATAATAATATATCTGGTAGTACTAAATTCAATAAAAATAGAATTTTATCTCATATTAGAGAATATACTTTATTAAGTACTAAAGATATTAGAGTTTCTATGAAAAAATATAAGGAATTATATAAATTCGTTAAAAATGATAGATTAGATAAAGGGTTATTGTAATAATTTAATAATTAGATATTTATATTAAAAATGATATTATGCCAAGACCTAAAAAAACCAAAATAAGATTAGATGTTGATAGTATGTCAGGATTAATGCAAGAAATTTATAATGATTGTATTACTGTTCAGAGAAAAGCTCAGACTGATATTGCTGAACGTAAAACACAACTTAAAGTTGAAGATTCGCATGACGCATATCAATTAGGTAAAGTTAATAATGAATCTTTAAAAATTATTGATTCGGCCATCGAAAAAAAGATATTATTAGCTAAATTACAAGCACAAATTTTAATTAATAATAATCAAGGTGAAGAAAAGGTTAATAGTCCAAAGGCTTTAAGTGATGATGATAAAAAATTACTTAGAGATATGATGAAAGAACAAAAAATAAAGAAAGATATTGATTACGATGTTTAAATAATTGGTTATGGATGTTAAATCAAGTAAAATAAAAGTCGTAAAAGATTTATTAGCATTTAAAGCGAGTTGTGAAGGTTTCCCAGGATTAAATTTAAATAATTCTTTACCTTCCTTAACTAATGCTTTGGATGCTATAGCTTTTTTATTGGATTTAATTAAAAGTGTGGTTGGTGTAGAAGCGTTAAAAGAAAAATTAATTGATATTTTAAGCTATGAATTAGAAGGATTTGAATTAGCGATTAAAAAAATATTAAAATCATTAATTAAAGAAGTATTTTCTTGTAATATTAGTCCAACCATACCAATTGATATGGTTAATAATGGTATTAATATAGATATATCTAGGGTAGATTTTTTCAATTTATTAAAAGTAGATCCTACAAGTGTTGAAGGTTCTATTATGTATGGTGACCCAAATACTGATTTTAATTATTTTCTATATGATACTATACAATTAGGTACACCTAATACTTGGAAGAATATGTTAACCGTAACTTATTTACCAAATGGTGGTGTGGTTGATAATGAATTCAAGAATAATGTAATCAATATTAAAATAGATCCATCTTATACTAATAAAAGTATATTTAAGTTTTTGAATAATTTCATTGATACAATGAGATTTTTACCAGAAACTAACACTACGCCTAGAATTATTGATACTGTTTTTGGTACAGTTTCATCTTCATTAGGTAAAGATTATTTTACATTAAAACAAGAATCAGAATTTGAACAAATAATGAATATGATTCTTTATAAATACGAAGATAGTGAGGTAGAAATTGATGATACATTTTTACAATTTTCTAATGAAGAAATGTATGAAATAGAACAAAGAACTTCATTATTACAAAATGGTACTGTGGTATTAAAAGAATGTGAATTCGCTGTTTCTAGTGTCAATTTAAGTACTGTAACTGAATTACTAAATTCATTAAGCGGTGTTACTGTAGGTGGTGAAAGAAAAAAAATATTAACTAAACAGCTACAAAAATTATCAGATGAATCTACTCAAAATGTTAGTGATGAAAATAAAAAAACAGGAGAATTAGCATTTTTCCTTAATTTAATTAAAGGACTAATTATGGTTATATTGAAATCAATAGCCGGTCCTGCGATGATATTGATTTTATCTATTTATTTAAAATTATCTTACGGATTCTTAAATTTCAATGATATGAAAGAATTTATAAAAAATAATATTAAATTTTATATGGATATGGTTAAAAAAGTTATTATAGATACTATACAGAAAACATTATTAACATTTTTATTTAATACATTGAAAGAAATTATCATTTGTAATTTAGTGAATAATACTAAACAAATGCAAAAACAGTATCAAGATACATTAAATGGTCTTACTAATAAAAATCAAGCGGCTGTATTAGATTTAACGTTTAAATTAACTAGTTTAGGTGTGATATGAGTAATATAAAATCAGTTTTAGATGTAATACGTGCGTTATTAAACACTAGTATATCGGTTACACCGATAGTACCCCCACCACTCATATTAGTTGGTGGAGCGAAAAGACCGGGTATGAATGCCAGAGCGATAACTACTAGGATTATAAATAGAAAAAGTGAAGCCGGTGCACCAGTAGGACCTTTACCATCTGGGACTCAGAGTGTGGATGAAAAGATGGAGAGAATTAGAGTTGAAGAAATTATTAAGTCATTAATAAGTGAAGCGAAAATAACTATAGTTATACCTGCCGGTACACCTGTAACAACAGTTGGTGGTAATGCCGGTGGTCCAGTAGTTTCACAAGGGGTTACAACAAATTATACACAAGGTTATGGAATTATACAGTGATAAATTTAGTGAAATGTCTAGTACCACTATTAGAGTTAAGATGAAAGAAATTGGTACTGAGTATCAATATTTAAAGGATGAATTGGTTAAGATTTGTGATAAAATGGAATTATTACAAGAAAAATATAATGAAGGTGTTAATGAACTTAAGAAAAGAAATTTAGGGTAATGAATCTTAACGAAAAAATATTAAAAGATTATAAATTAAAATTACTTTACGATGGTAAAGTTGTTTCTATTGATGATCCTTACAATACCGGACAAATTAAAGTTAGGTTAGATTTAGATGGTAGTGAAGTTTCGGACTCTGATTTACCTATCGCCTTACCCTTATTACCTAAATATATTAATGTATTTCCCAAGGTAGGTGAAAGAGTTACGGTATTAGTGACTAATTTAACATTTGGTAATCAATCATCAAATAGTTCAACTAGATTTTGGATTGGCCCATGGATTTCTCAACCACAAAAATTAAGTGGAGAGGATTATACGAATTCATTTTCAGATAGACCAGATGGTTATATTAAATTAGAAAGTGGGTTAGAAGTTACCCCTAACGCGGATGGTGTATACCCATCTAAAGATTATATCGCCATACAAGGTAGAGATAACGCGGATTTATCTTTGAAAGATAAGGAAGTATTGATAAGGTCGGGTAAATTCGTACCATCACAACCTAAACAATTCAATAAAAAAGATCCGGGATATATACAAATTAGATATTTAACCAATCAAGATAATGATGTTAATAATGAAAGTCGTACTCTTGGTAGTAACATTAATATCGTTAGTAATTACATTAATTTATTAAGTCATAATGGTAAAAAATCCGGTAAATTTAATTTAACGGATAAGGATTCAATGATAACTAATATGGATCAATCAACTATTAATAAAAATACTCACCCAATACCTTATGGGGATATTTTATTAGAATTTTTAAGATTGGTTAAGAATTTTGTTTCTCAACATTCACATCCATATCACGCGATGCCACCAGACCCAGATGAAAGTGTAACTAAATTACTTAATTTTGATTTAAATCGTATTTTAAATAATTATGTGAGAACTAATTAATCATTTCTCAATATTTATATATAAAATAGAAATGGTAATAAGAACTTACATCGATAAAGACAATACTTTAATAAGTAATAGTTTATTAAATACCGGTAGAAACCCCGTGACAGAATTATATTATGGGGGAGAAGGGAATAAACATCAATATAGTAGACATATCTTCCATTTTGATGTTGAAAAATTAAGACAACAATATAATCTAGGTAATTTAGGTGATTTGAGTAAAGTTACCCACACACTTAGAATGACTAATACTTCCGCCATTAATGATGACCTAATCGGTAAAAAAACTTCAGATGATAAAAGAAGAACTTGTTCATTTGATTTAATATTATTTAGAGTCACACAAGAATGGGATGAAGGTTATGGATTCACATATAATTGTGATACTAATATTTCCCCATTTTGTTTAGGTAATAGTACTGTACCCAGTAATTGGTTCTATAGAAGAGGTATAGATACTTGGGATATCCCTGGTATTTATTCTGGTACTAGTTCCGGTAATACATTAACAACCCAACATTTTGATTTTGGTAATGAAGACATCAATATGGATATGACATCCATAATTAATGATCTAATTACAGGTACAACTTCAAATTATGGATTTGGTATATCTTACCCACCAAATATAGAACTATTAGAAACTAGTGAATATAATTATGTAGGATTCTTTACTAAACAAACACAAACATATTATGAACCATTCGTAGAAACAATTTATAGTGGGACTATTGAAGATGATAGATCTAAATTTTATTTAGATAAAGTGAATGATTTATGTCTATATGTTAATTTAGGTAATAAACCAACTAATTTAGATAATTTACCATCTGTTGATATATATGACCAAGATGATAATCTTTATACATCAATAAGTTCTTCCGGTGTTACACAAGTAATGGAGGGTGTTTATTGTGTTAAAGTATATGTACCATCTAGTGGTCATACTGATTGTGTGGCCTTTACAGACGTTTGGAAGAACATTAGTATAAATGGTGTCACAAGACCTGATATATCCTTAGAATTCGCCCTAATAAACGATGAGTCATGGTATAATTTAGGTACAAATGAATACTTACCGGTTAACTATTCATTCGCCGTTAATGGTATCAAACGTGACGAAAGAGTTAAAAGAGGTGACCTAAGAAAAATTATGGTAACCGCGAAAATACCTTATTCTATATCTAGAACTGAAATTATTGATGATCTTTATTATAGATTGTATATTAAGGAAGGTGAAGGTGAATTAACAATTATAGAATGGGATAAAGTGAACAGAGCCTTTAACCATAACTTCTTTATGTTAGATACATCTTGGATGATACCTAGTACATATTATTTAGATATTAAATTAGTTAATAATAGACAAGTATCCGTATATAAAGATACTATGAAATTTTATATCGTTAATGAAGTATAACAAAAACCCCCTTATTAATTTAGGGGGGTCTTTTTATTTATTTTCTGATAGAATATCGTACATTCTATTTACAAAATCACTAATTATTGAATTTTCCTTACCTAAAATTAAATCCAATATATTTTTCTTATTTATATTTTTAATTTCAAAATTAATAGGTAAATAAACCTCATATTTAGTATTTTCCAAATACGTGGGGATAAAATCATTTTCAATACCTTTTATTGTTAGTATGAAAGGTATATGAGTAACCTTACCCTCCATATCTCTTAGTTTTTCCAAATTATAATTGAATATACATCTTTCAGTTTTATTACTTAACATAGTCTTTTCATTAAATACTATTATAGTTAATGTATCTAAAAAATAACTAACCCCTACGTATAAATTAGAAATATCATTAAGTTTAGATTTCTTAATACCTTCATTAATATATTCTTCAAGATCACTTTTAGAAACATTAGTTAAATATTTTTTTAACGCCCCATACAATAAATCAGATTCTACAGTATCCAAATATTCTTCATCCATATCTTTGAATAGATATGTTCTATTTTTTTTATAAAAATTGGCCAACATCCTAGATGATTTATAATCAAATCCCAACATCTCTTCTAAATCATCAGTCATTTTATCAACATTTAAATCATGTTCATAATTAACATTACCATATTCTCTATGTAAAAATTTAATACCTAATTTTTGTTCCTTAGATAAATTTGAAAGTGTATCTAACACTAAAACTTCTTTAATTAATTTCCTATAATTTTTCATATTTATAAATATTAGTTATTTTAAAAAATCTCCAATTCAAATTTAATTAATCCACAATCCCATATTCTATCGAATCCCAAACTTTTTGTTAATTCTTTTTCTGTCTTACTATAATCTAAATTGGGATATCTCTTCTTTAAATTAGTCTTACCAAAACCAAATTTATGTAATCGTTTGTATCTATTAATTTTGGGGTTATAGTACTTGTAATCCGGCGATAATACCTTAACTATTTTAAACCCTAATTTGGTATACATATTATTATTGGGATCTAATACCCATCTAATATCGCCGAAACTTATTATTTTAGTTGGGTTATATAATTTTATGAATTGTTTCAACAACTTATCCGCGATACCCGGAATTTTAAATCTTATATCAGTCGCGAATCTAGTTAATTCATATATATTATTATCTGAATAAGATTTAGTCATATTTCTTTTACTATCAAATGTCATCACCGCCACCAATTCATCTTTGTATATCGCCCCCAAACAAATTACCGATTTATCCTTACCTTGTATATGATTTTTTTCCAAGAAAATATTCTTATCTTCTTTAGATATTTCTATTATTTCACATTTTCTCGCCCCTATAATTTCATTACTATTCCTACCGATTAAATGTATTATTTTATTCTTAACCATTTCCTTATTTTTAATCCATTCATCCTCGAAAATATGTATTAATTTATAACCACATTCATTCATTAATTTAGTCTTATTTAAATGGAATCTATTATCTTTACCATTACTTTCTGTATGATAATATAACCCATTATATTCTATACCTAATTTAAATTCATCTATTAATATATCTATTTCTACACCCCTTAATAATTTTTTATCATTTAATTTTACATCCACACCAAAAGATTTGATTAACTCATATATCTCTAATTGTGGTTTAGTGGTGAATTTACTCTCGTAATGTAATAAAGTCTTTTCATAGTTCTTTTTCACATTTTTTGAGTAGTTATCTGAAATGAATTTAATAGAGGGGTATTTTAATTTATATTCCGTTAATGTTATATTATGTTTTTTAAGGTGTGTATTAGTCAAATATTTTAATTTATCACCACATATGATACAAATAATATGATCGTCATTTAACTTACCTTCTTTACCAATATGTTTATGGTATTTAATTTCTTCTGGGAATTCTTTGATGTAATCCACCAAGGGGTAATTATGTATATTTTTTAAATGATTCTCAAAACAACCCGTTTTATTTTCTATATCAATGGTTTCCCAATTACATAATTTACAAGTCCTTGTTTTTTTCTTTTCTATCTGAATTATATCAAAATATTCTTCAAACCATTTCTTACCATTAATTAACTCATATTTTTTACGTTGATATGTATTGGTGGGTATATTAATATCACCATAATGTTCAATAATGTGTTTAGTTAAAATACCGGATAAATTGTTGGGGTCATCTATTAATGTATTAGTTTTTTTACATCTAGCCATTAATTTATAATTCTCTGAATCATAACCAATATCTTTTTTAACCTCAAACTGTTCATTTAGTATTATTTTCTTTTGACCACCTATTTTATTTAATGTTATATTATTTTCTTTTAATATTTTACTAATTTTTTTATGACCTACTTTAAATTTTTTAGCCAATAGATGTATGTTGGGTATATCGTTTAAATAACTATTAATGATATCCTCTTCAATTTTATTATTAAAATTGTTTTCCATACTACAAATATAAGTAAAATATAGACAAAAAAAAAGGTGAGAAATAATTCCCACCTTTTAACTTATTAGTTTAAATTACTATCGTAATTCTCTTGTATCAAATGTTTGGATACCATCAACTTTTACATGAGCGTAGAATCTGTTGTTAACTAATTTCTTAGCATAACGTGTCATGATTCCTTTTACTGGTGCAAAATTGAATGGGTTATACATTGTTGGAGTTAATTGCAATGGCACGTATGGTGCGTAAATATAACCTGTATCTAACAATGATTTACCTTTATGACCAATGATGATTGAATTTGCTGGTGCATATGGATCACGATACACAGTGTAACGTCCACCTAAGCTACCAATTCTTTCAATACCCATGTTGTATTGATCTTGTTCTGGATTAGCGTTAGAAACGTGGAAGTATTCTAAATCTTCGAAAATCGCAGATACTTCAGAAGATACAACGATGAAGTTAGCACCACCTCTTAAAGTAGATTTGTGAATTTGAGCAGATAATTGGTTGATTTTAGTAATCAAAGTTTGATTCCATTCTTTTTGAGTATATGGAGTAGCAACAGTTGCAACACGTTTCCATCCATTATAATCCCAACGTAATTGCCAAGCAGCACCTTTACGTAAATCACGTAAAATTTCACGATCGATTTCAGCAGCAACTTGTTCAGACAATAAAGCTGTTAATTCAGCTTCAGCATCAATATTATGGAACGCTGAAACGTCTTGAGCTAATTCTGGAGACCAGCTTGCTCTTAATTTTCTTTCAGTTACAGAAACTACAACCTCATCTAATCTGAAAGATACTTCACCCATTTCAGAAGAAAGTTCTAATGAACTATATTGTCTCCATCCGATAACGAAAGAAGCAGTACTTGCAGTCCATCCAGATTGAGCACCAGTGTAACCATCAATAGTGTTAGTTCCACAAGATACACAAGCAGGGTGTGTTAAATCAACTTCGATATAAAGTTTACCGTTAGCATCACAGATATCACCGTAATTAACAATACCTTTACCGTATTTTTGAGTTACTAAACGGAATGGAACTTCGTCACCAGCGTTTAATATTTTTTTACCATCATTATCGTAAATAGCTGCACTAGCTACAACGCTTAAAGATGCCAAGAATTCTTCAGAATCCATTTCATTTCCATTTGGAGAATCAGAACCTGGAGTTGAATCACCCATTCTACCAGCTTTTAACGCGTTAAATCCAGTAACTTCGATGATTTGTTTTCTAACTGAATTATCAAATGCAGTTTCAGTAGTACCTGGAGTAAATTCATTACCAGTTGTACAAGCTGTCCAAACTACAGGTGTACCAGTAGCGATATTGATAGTTGCAGTACCTTTTGAATGATCATATAAACCATCGTTATAGAAACGATCGTATAAAGATTTAGCACAAGTAGAGAAAGTAGCAACAGAGCAGTTAAAACCAGTTACACACTCAGGAACTTGTCCACTTACCAATGGATTTTTAGCAGTAGCACCATCAGCACCAGCACCAGTTGGTACATTTTGCCAATTACCAGATTCAATTTTATCAGAAGTAACCGGTACGAAGAAGAACAATTTACCAATTGGCATGTTCATAGCTTGTACTGATACGATATCGTTAGCCAATAATTTAGAGAATACACGTCTTACGATAGGGAATACTACAGTTTCGAAAGAACCTGATGCATCAGCAGCAGTTGTAGATTCGTTAAGTAAGTGAGAAGCTTGGTTCTCATATAATTGAGCGATATTTTCTTTTACGTGACCTTTAAGTCCTTTTAAGAATCCTAATTGATCCCATTTATTAATTGTTTTTTGACGGATTTGTTTCATATGCTCAAGGCCGATATTACCAACCTCGCCAGAATTTAAAAGATGTCCCATTTTTTAATTTTTAGTTTTTTAATTATTATTATTTATTATTAATTATATTCTACCATCTAATTTTTCCATTAGATTTTGAATATTTTTTATTTGTGGATCTACATAAACTGTAGATTCCTTAATTACTGAACCTTTAGATACAGTTTTATTAACTTTTTTATCAACTGATTCGTTGATAGGTGTTTTAGATACTAACTCATCGGTAATAGCTTTATAAAGACTTTTAGATTCTTTTAAATCAATAACTGAATCAAATCTTTTTAAGATATTAGTTTTTTCTTGTTTAGTAGTAGAATGTTCTGTAAACAACTTAGTAGCATAAGTTAAATTAGTGTTAAAAAGTGCGATTTCGTTTAATTTATCTCTAAAGATTTTTAACGCATTTTTATATTCTCCTTGTTTAGATTCGAATTCTTTAACTAAAGTTTTAAGAGTCTTATTTTCTTCATTCAATAAATTGATTTTAGTTTTATAAGATTCTTCAAGTTTACTACCACCAGTCGTCATATTATTACCAAAAGTTGAATGACGGTTGTATTTGATATGTTGTTTATTCTCTTCAATTTCATCTTCCTCAGTTTCTTCAGCTTCTTCATCCATTTCAATTTCATAGATGTTTTCTTCAGACTCGTCATACATTTTGGATCCACAAGTAGCTTCGTCTAAATCTTCTTCAGATTCTTCATCCATTTCAATTTCATAGATAGCTTCATCACTTTCGTCAAGTTGAATTTGATATTCAGCACCAGTTTTGTTATCTTTCAAACTAACATTTTTGCCGTCTTTAACAACTTCAATTTCATCTTCATCACTCATTTTTTTGAAGACTTTAATAACTTCTTCGTGAGGTTCGTTAGTTAAATCAAGTTCGTGTGATTCATCATCACCCATACCATCAAGATCACTAACCTCAAGGTCTGAAATTTCAACATCCATTTCTGGTGTTTCCATTTCATCATTTGACATTTCATTTTCAGATTCTTCTTCAGTTTCTTCAAATTCATTGTCAGCATTTTCTTCCTCTTCATTTTCTTCGGAAGCTTCTGTGTTTTCAAGCTCTTCGTTTTCAGTACCCTCAATATCAGTTACTTCTTCCTCTTCATCTTGTTCAGATAAAAAAGACTCTTTCACGATATCATCAATTTCTTGACGCATAGTTGCAGCAAGTATTTCTTTCGTATTTTTTTTAAGGGATTCTTGAAGTTTTTCGGCTTCAAGAAGAGCTTCTTCGATAATCGATTTTGCCATTTTTTTTATTATATATTTTTTTAATTATTAAAAGAATGTTATATTACATCCCATTTTATATACATAAGTATCATTAAGTTTAAAAAAGTTTACTTTTTTTTTGAAAATGTTAATCTTTTTTCGTATTTTTTTTACTACCTACTAAAGACTTTAATTTCTCTTCATAAGCAACTTTTAAAGATTCTAATTCATGACCCATCTTATTTAAGTCAGTCGCATCTTCCTCTGAAAAATAATATGAATCATTAGGTACAGATTTATTAGAATCAAGTTTAATGAAAATAAATCCCTTTTTCATATATGGATTTTTATCATCTTTACCATATTTACCCTCTTCTTCATTAGTTGATTTAAGAGAAGTGTATTTATTTCTCAATTCTTCCAATTGAGATTCTGTTATTCTTACTTTAAGTTTCATATATTGTCGTTTAAGAAATTATCTAGACTATCTATTATTAGTGGTTTTTTTGTATTAGTTGATTCAACAAATGGGGCGGATTCTTCTTTTCTGTTGAAAATCCAAGAACCGGGTGTTGATGGTGATGTAACGACATCCCAACAGATTAATTCAAAATCTTCTTGAACATAATTTTTACCATCTTTTTTATCTAAAGAACCGACACCTCTAGAAGAGACACCTATCATAATTCCTTTTCTAATTAAGTTGGCGATTTGATCACCTTGACATGAAATGATACCATAGTTAATAAACCCCGGTGACATTAGAACTTCTAATTTACCTAATAGGGTATTACCTTCCCACCATATTTCTGTTATATTGTGTGAAATTCTATCTACTGATATAATAGAACTCTCAGGGTGGTCACAATTATGTGTCCAGGCGACTTTATTATTGTATCTCATCAACCAAGTTTTATTAGGTACTGATACACAATAAACATTATCATTAAATTTTTCTAATTCTACATTAAATTTTTCATCCAATGTTTTTGATTCTTGATTAATATATCCATCAAATGATTTTGAAATATTTTCATCAATATTATCTCTTTTACCATCAATATAGAACTTTGAATTAATAACATTTTCATTACCTTGGGTAAATTGGTCATGAAATTCTATGGCGGTCATTTCATATTGATTTTCATACCTATCCCACAAAACCATTTTATGGTTTTTAGTTAATTTCATATCTAAACTACTTTTATTGTAGATATGAACTAAATCATCACTATATGGTTTCTTAATAGTATTTTGAATTGGTTGTATCTCAATTTGGTTATTATCCAAATTAAGTGTGTATATCTCATCACCAATAGTTACCGTTTCAATATTAACCCACCCATTTTTAGTCAAAATCTCAGTACCGGCGGGTACACATTCACCCAAGGCTCTATTTTCTTGAATAATTTTTTGGTAATTTCTCGCCTCCCTTTCTAAGATTTCTCTAGGGTATATACGACCATTTCTATTTTCAACACCACATTTTTGTAATACGGCGTATAGAACCAATGGTTCTTCAATGATTCTTTGTCCGGAATCAAGTTTTTTAATTTCATTAATAAATTTTTGGTTATCTTTTGGGGATATATGACCTGAATCATATTCAATTAAGATTCCGTGTCCAATTTGTCCTGGTTTTAATATTTTAGTCATTATTCAATCCTTTTCAGATAAATATTGAGAAGTTGAATAAAAACCTAAAAAATAAAAAACCCCACCTAAAATAGATGGGGAATTTTGTTTATTTTAATTTGGTAAAACTAAAGTATTCATTTTTCTCTAAAACATCATCAATTAATGAATTTGAGATTGTTTTAATATGATTTAAATTAATGTCTGAATTGACCGGATGATATACTTTTTGGAATAATGTAATTTCACAAGACATAAAACTTTTTTTATTGAAAGATATACCGGAAGATCTCATATCTAAATCTATAATAGTATCATCCTTTTTGAAATTAGTATCAGTAATACTTTTATTAATGTGTTGTGAAATATTTTTACGTAAATTTTTGACTATTTTAGTGTAATCAATTTCTTCATCTTGTATTGGTTGTCCCCAAGAAGATATGTTAATATAAATTGATTTACTTTTTTTATTATCTACTGTACCAGAATAAATGTTATAATTTTTATTAGTTTCTATTGAAATTTCTTTACCTTTTTTCATCAATGTTGTCACATTATTTTCTACGTTATTATAGATTAAATATAATTAAAATTTTTCTTTGAAACAATAGGTAGTGATAAAAATATTTTGTTTTTAATTTAATTTTTAATACTTTTGTGGTATAAATATAAATAAATTATGACGACCAGAGAAATATATTTCAAACAGATGATGATGACTGAGTTACCAATGGCCTTAGTCAATTATACCTATATTGATGAAAATGAGATTATCAAAATAGGTAGTAACATATCTTTAGAATTTAGTGTTAATGAGGACATTGTACAAGAAAATCTAAAAAAGATGGAAGATGTTGAGAATATGAAAGGATTTCTTTTTTGGAATAATTCTCCGGAGGGTGAAAAATTCTTCAAAGAAAATTGGGGGGTAATAAGTAGTTGTCTTTCTAAGAAATTCTTTAATATATGATTATTTTAAGATATTAAATACCTTATCCTTAATCATTTTAATTATATTATTCGTATCCTTTTTATTACCGGTAATAACACCTAAATTCTCTAAAACGGATATTAGATACTCCATATTAATATAGATGAATAAAAATGTATGTAACCAACTAAAAATGGTATAGGCGATAGAACTCGCGGTATCTTGATGACCCTTATATTCTAACATCAATGTGTTGGTGATGAATATTAATGAAAACCATATTAATATCTTTAAACCGAATCTACTGAATTTCCTAGATTCTAATTTAATCTTTTTTATCTTGGCGGATATCAATCCAGTAATTAATTCTAATGAAATTAATAAACCAAATGATATAATAGTCAAATGACTTAATCCAAAGTATTTTTCAAGTATAGAAGATATACCTACAATCGGTATAGTAATCGATAAATGATTCACATGTAAAAATGATGATAAAAAATCAGATGAGTTAGAAAACCCAAAATTGGTTACGATGTAGTTGAATAAGTTTCTCATTAGTTAGATAAATCACTTTTAAGTGAAAACACTTTACTAATATCTTTAGTAAATGAATCACCTTTATATTCTAATCTAAGTAATTTATCTTTAACTTTTAATAATTTTTCCTTTAAATCTGTATCTTCAGTTTTTAATTTCTCATCAACTATATCAATAGATTCTCGGATAATTTCAGAAAATAAAGTCTTCTTTTGTTCATCATCACCATTCAACGCCACTTTAATTACTTTCTTTTCTGATTCAGTTATACTGTCATACTTAGTATTAAATTTTGAAGCCATAAGGCTCGCCAGAACACTTGGTGGTAAAGAAACATTAGGTAAACTATATTTTTCCCTTTCTTTAGGTTTCATCACGTATGAACGAACATATTCGAACGATTCGTGAATCTTATCAACATTTTTAGAATCTTTCTTTAGACATATTAAATTATCTAATGATTCATATAACTTATTTTCTTCTTCAGTAATTTTTAAATTATTCTTTTCTAATATTGAAAGTAATTTAGAATTTTCTGAAATGATATTATTGACAGTATACTTACGTAAAGATTCAATATTTTCTTTTACATATTCTCCCGCCAAATATGGATCTTCTATAAACTTATTCTCTACATTATTTAAAACAATGAATTGAGATTTTAATATCTTACTCTCTTTTAATGTTTTTAAGTACTCCTTAAAAAGATTTTTTCTGACCCTATCTTTTTGTGTGATAGAGTCAGTT